GTTATGGTGATTTTGTAATGGATACATTACTAGTTAAAATGTTACCTGTTATGAAACAACATACAGGACTAGATTTGATACCAACTTATTCTTACACTAGAGCTTATAAAAAAGGTGATTGTTTACACAGACACAAAGATAGACCATCTTGTGAGATATCTACAACACTTAATCTAGGTGGTGATCCTTGGCCTATATTTATAGATGGCACAGGTGCTAATAATGTTGTTAATGAAAGACAAAATATTGTAAAACCCAATGCTCCAGCAGGCACGAAAGTCTTGCTTGAAGTAGGGGATATGTTAGTATATAGTGGTTGCGAACTCGAACATTGGCGAGAGCCTTTTGACGGGAACATATGTGGCCAAGTATTCTTACATTATAATCATGTAAACGGCCCATTTGCTGAAAAAAATAGATTTGACGGAAGACCTATGTTAGGTCTACCATCAGGTATTAAATAGTATTATAATGGAGCCATATGCTACAAAAGATAGGATTCCAACCAGGATTCAATAAACAAATCACAGAAACTACTGCTGAAGGGCAATGGGTAGATGGTGATAACGTACGTTTTAGATATGGTACACCTGAAAAAATAGGTGGATGGTCACAGTTAGGTGAGTCTAAACTTACAGGAGCTGCAAGAGCTTTACATCATTTAGTTAACAAATCTGGTAACAAGTTTGCAATCATAGGAACAAACAGAATTTTATACGCTTATACTGGTGGTGTATTTTATGACATTCACCCAATTAAAACTACTACAACATTATCAAATGCTTTTAGTACAACGAATGGTTCAGCAACGGTTACTTTAACATTCAGCACGGACCACGGAATACAAGAAAATGATATTATACTTTTAGATAATTTTACAGCTATTACAAACTCTAACTATTCAGCATCAGACTTTGATGATAAAAAATTTATGGTAACAAGTGTGCCAACAGCTACCACTTTAACTATCACAATGCCATCTAATGAGACAGGTTCAGGTGCTACAACATCTGGTGGTATTAGGGTTCAGCATTATTATCCAGTAGGACCTGCAGAACAATTACCTGGCTTTGGTTGGGGATTAGCTGCATGGGGTGGAACTGTAACAGGTGAAGCAACTACAACTTTAAATGGTGGTATAAATGCTGTGACTACAACTATTGTTTTAACAGATGCATCTTTGTTTCCAACATCAGGTACAAACTTTATTCAAATAGGTTCAGAAGAAATTTCATATACAGGTATATCTAGTAATACTTTAACTGGTGTTACAAGAGGGGTTAGAAATACAACAGCAGCAACACATTCTAATGGTGCAACTATATTAAATAGTTCTGATTATATTGCTTGGGGTGAAGCAGCATCTGGTGACTTAGTTGTTGATCCTGGTTTATGGTCTATTGATAATTTTGGTGATAAAGTAATTGCACTAATTCACAACGCACAAGTATTTGAATGGGACTCCAATGCAACAAACGCTGTAACCAATAGAGCAACTATTATTGCAGGTGCACCAACAGCATCACGTGATATGTTAGTATCAACTCCTGATAGACACTTGGTATTCTTTGGTACAGAAACAACGATTGGAACACCATCTACACAAGATGAGATGTTTATCAGATTTTCAAACCAAGAAGATATTAATACATACCAACCAACAGCGGTTAACACAGCAGGTACACAAAGACTTGCAGATGGATCTAAAATTGTAGGTGCGGTTAGAGGTAGAGATGCAATCTATGTTTGGACCGATACGTCTTTATTTACTATGAGGTTTATTGGTCAACCATTTACATTTGGTTTCCAGCAAGTAGGAACGAACTGCGGATTGATTGGACAGAACGCTGCATTAGAAGTTGACGGTGCTGCGTATTGGTTTTCAGAAAATGGTTTCTTTAAATACTCTGGTAACCTTGAGACTATGATTTGTTTAGTAGAAGATTTTGTTTTTGATGATTTAAATACAACAGCTAATCAATTAATTAATGTTGGACTAAATAATTTGTTTGGTGAGATTACTTGGTTCTATTGCACAGAAAGTTCAACTGTAATTAATAGATGTGTAACATATAACTACATGGACTCAACACCACAAAGACCAGTATGGACAACAGGAACTTTAGCAAGAGGCGCATGGCAAGATTCTTCTGTGTTTGGTTTACCACATGCAACTAGTTTTACTGCAGGAGATGATGCATCATTTGATGTAGTTGGTAATACTGAAGGTAGTACAATATACTTTGAACATGAAAAAGGAACTGATGAAGCATTAGCAACTGGTGTAAATGCAGTTACTTCTAACATTGAATCAGGAGACTTTGATATTACAGCACAAAGATCTAGACAAGGTCAACAAACAGGTGTTGCAACGTTTCAAGGAGATGGTGAATTTATTATGAAGATTAGAAGATTTATACCTGACTTTTTATCTCAAACAGGAAATACACAAGTAACTTTACAACTTAGAAACTATCCAAATAGCTCACAAGCAAGCTCACCACTTGGACCCTTTACAATTACCAGTTCTACTGATAAAGTAGATACACGTGCAAGAGCAAGAGCCATGTCTTTGAAGATAGCTAATACAGCTGCTAATCAAAGTTGGAAGCTTGGTACGTTTAGATTAGACACGCAACCAGACGGAAGAAGATAATGGCAATAGGAAGTAGATTTACAAGAAGAGCACCAGCAACTTTAGCAGATTTAGCGCAAGCATATTTAAATCAAGGATTACCTAGTATATCTCCTATATTTCAACCTGTAACTAATACACCAGTTGTAGAAACTCCAGTTGAAGAAACTACATCAGGAGGAATTACTCCATTGTTATTACAACAAATGGGTGGAGACGGAGGTGGAGGTGGTCCATTTAATATAAGTGCAAACGATCCTAATGTAAGAACTATTAGAAATTATAATGCAAGACCTGCTTATGAAGCTGCTTTTGGTACAATGATGGGTGATCCTGAAGCTAATATTGCAACAGGAGCTTTGAACACTTCAGGTATAATGGGTCCTTATCAAGAAAGACCTCCTTCAAAAATTCAAGAACTTTTAAGCAATACTATGTTAGGAAGAGGAATTAAAGGTATAGGAAGTTTTGCAAAAAATTTATTGAGTGGTTTACCACCGAATAGAGCGGGTATTTTCCAAAACGAATTATTAGGTGGTGGCTTTATGTTAGATAACATGGGTAGACTTGTAACAAATAATTACAACACGCCAGAAGGAATTATGGCGGGATATAATCCTGTATCAGGTGGTTTATTAAATCTTGTAACAGGTGGTAAAATGGGTGAAGAAACTAATTATGGATTAGATAAGTCTTATGACAAGAGAAGAGAAACAGTTTCTAAAACATTAAAAGAAAAATATGGAATGACTGATGCAGAAATAGCAGCAGCTGTCGCTGGAGAATATGAAGATGATGTACCAATAAATCCAGCTACTGGTAGACCAACTGATTTAATTAATAGACTAGATTTATTTAATAAATCTCAAAACTTATTAAATAGAAGAAAATCAGCGGCAGATATAATTTACAATAGAAAATTAGAAGAAAAAAGAATAGCAGATATTCCAAAAGAAGTAAGACAATTTACTCAACCAACAAGAACTCAAAGAGAAGCAATTGCAAGAGATAATAGAGGAGATTCAAGATCAGGAGGAGGTGGAGGATTTTCTGATGTTGGAGCTGGAAGTAGTAGTAGAGGAGCAGGAAAAGGTGGTGGATATGATGCAGGTAATTTCTGTTTTGATCCAAGCACTCCTATTCAAATGGCTGACGGTTCAACTAAAGAAATTAAAAACATTCAACTCGGTGATGATACCAAAGGTGGTGAAGTTACAGGTGTATTCCAATTTAAAGCATCTGATGAAATCCATGATTACAAAGGTGTCACTGTTGCAGGTAGTCACTATGTTAAAGAAGATGGTAGATTTATTATGGTCAAAGATAGTCCACTATCTGTTAAGATTGATAAGATACCTGTTGTTTATTCATTAGATACATCTGGTCGAAGAATATTTATTAATGATATTGAGTTTGCTGATTACAATGGTGATGGTATTGCTAAAGGATTCTTAGCAAATGCAGGTGTAGATATAACTGGTTTTGATAAAGAAGTATTAAGACAAGTAGAAAATAGATTAATATAATGGCAAAGATAACAGTAGTATTTACCCGACCCAGTAAAGAATATAAACAACAAGATGCTGATTCTTTAATTAGAGATTTAGATGGATTGATTGAGAAATTAAACTCTACGTTTCAACAAGAGCTAAGAGATGAATCACAAAGATTTACTTGGTTCATGAGCAGTGGAAGTGAAGCATAATGGCTAATAGATATAAGAACGCACAGTTTGATTTAACTACAACTGATGCTACAGATATTTATACTGTACCCTCTGAGTCTAGAGCAATTATACAAAACATACATGTAGCTAATGTTGGAGCAGGGAACACGGAAATAAAAGCTTTTATATATGATACCTCTGCAGGTAGAGCTTTTCAATTTGCAGAGCATACTGTTAATACAGGTAATTCAAAGTCTATAGCAGATGGTACAATTATATTAGAAGAGAGTGACAAACTACAATTACAATCAGCTTCTGCTGATATATTTGAGGGAACAGTATCGATACTAGAGTTTGATAGAACATAGGAGAAAAATGCAAGTAATAAAACCAGAAAAAATAATAGAAACAATAACCAACCTTAAAACAGGTGAAGAATACAAAGACGATAACGAATGGAAATCAAAAGGAATAGCAGAAGAAGATATCAGAAGAGATATAAAAGTCATCATGCCAAGCCTTGATATTTTCGGAAAAACAAAATAAACTAATAAAACTATGCCAATTTCAAGAATGCAAATGCCCAGACAATTAAGAAGAGGTGGCGGAATAATGGAAGTCGCACCGAGACAAGGAGCACTATTAGGTGGCCTTAAAAAAGCTGTTAAAGGTGTTGCTAAAGGTATTAGTGGTATTCTTAAATCAGATGTTGGTAAGCTAGGTTTACTAGCAGGAGGAGCTTATTTTGCTCCTACTCTTTTTGGTAAAGCAGCAGGTTTTGGTAACTTTGGAAGTTTATTGAAAGGTGGACTTTCAAAAGGATTAGGTAAATTAGCAGGAGAAAAAACACTAGGCAAGACTCTTGGAGTCATGGCTGGTGGAACTGTATTAGGTGGAGTATTAGGTGCTTTATCTCCTGAAGAACAAGAAGAAGTATCAACGGGTAGAAATATTGGTGCATTGAGAAGTAAGCTTACAACAGCTTATCAAAATTTAGGATACGATGAATCTGAAATACCTGCACTTGTAGATAATGATTTATCTGAATATACATCAGGAGCTGGTGGATATGCAGAAGGTGGTAGAATAGGATACAACGACGGAACTAATCTTAAAAAAGATTTTTTAATTAAAAAAGGATATGGAGATATGGTAAAAAATATGTCCGTTATAGAAATAGATCAGTTGTTTAACAGTGTTAAGGGAACTACTACTGCAGCAAACACATATAGAGAACCCGCATATATGGGTGGTAGAATGGGTTATGCTATGGGAACCGATCAGATCGTGGATCAGGCATCAGGCATCATGGGTCTACCTCAGAACATCAATAAAGCAGGTGTAAAAGAACTAGATCTTAGAGAAAGTGGTGGATTTATTCCTCCAGTTGGTATAAAAGAGAAGGCAGATGACATCCCTGCGATGTTGTCAAATAATGAATTTGTATTCACTGCCGATGCTGTAAGAGGCATGGGTGATGGTAATGTCAACAAAGGTGCACAACGTATGTATGACATGATGAAAAAATTAGAAAAAGGCGGAAGAGTATAATGGCTGAAACAATTACACAAATAACACAACCACCTGAGTTTATAGAAGCAGCAGCAAAACCATATATTACAGAATTACAACAAGCTGTTGGTCAATTTAAAGGTGCAGATTTATCAAAAGTTTATGGTCCACAATTTGTAGCTGGACAAGATCCTTTACAAGCTGAAGCAATTAAAGTTGCAACTGCACAACAAGGTTTAGGATCATACGCTCCATTCTTACAAACAGCATCAACTCAAGCTGGAGAAGCAGCAAAACAAGCTGGCCTAGCAGGTCAATTTATGGGACCTCAAGCTTACTCTCAGTTTATGTCACCATATCAACAAGATGTAATTGATGCATCTTTACAAGAATTTGATATCCAAGCACAAAAAGGTTTAGGTTCAATTGCACAAAGTGCAATTCAATCAGGTGCATTTGGTGGAGGACGTGAAGGTGTTGCAAGAGCAGAATATATGTCAGCATCAGATAGAAACAGAGCAGCATTACAAGCACAGTTATTACAACAAGGTTTTGGTCAAGCGCAACAAGCAGCTGGCACAGCTTTCGGTCAACAACAAGCATTAGCACAACAGCAACAAGCATTGTCTACACAGCAACAAG